CAGGAGACCGCTTGATGTACATTTTGTGCCCACGCGTACGCACCACGTGGCTCCCTCGCTGGAACGAGGAAGATGAGACTGCCCGACCACTATTGCCTAAAAGGCCTCAACTCCGCGAGTGGCTGGGGGGGGGGGCACGGGTAGTGCCCAGGGGGATGCCCAATCGCCTAAGGCGGCAAGGGCCTGCGGCTCTTTGACTGGACGGTCAGGGAGAGCTCCAGAGCACCGAGGGTTAAGTCGGCGGCTGGTGCAGTGGGGATGGAAGCGCAGGTAAGGCTGAAACCGGGGTTGACGGGGCAGGGCCCAACCCAGGAGGACCAGCCAACGTGCGAAAGCGCGCTGGCGGGTACTGCAAGGGTATGGGGTGCACCGACCAAACCACCGGCGGCCGTCTCATAGGAACGCAGGTCGGCGGGGGTCTTCGCCACGGCCCCAGTGACGGGGTCGAAGGCGAGGCTGACTTGCCCAGCTTGGGCAGTAGCCGCAGGCCTGTAGACCACCTTGGCGGTCAGCAAGCGCTGCAGAGAGGACCCACGGACCTGGGTATAGACGGGCGACAAGTTGGTGCTCGAAGGGAGCAAGGAAGTAGCAGTGGCTATGGTTGTCGTGCCTTTCTTCACCACGACATCTCCGAGAGGTAGGGTGAACGTCTCGGTGACGATGCCGGATGGCTTCCGTCCCTGCTGCTGAGTTCGAGGTCCGGGTCCTCGGGAGCGGCCCGCCGGAGGGCGAGCCACTGGAGGAGCACCAGAGCCCCGTACAGGAGCAGGACGATTGGGGCGAGGCTGACTAGGATGATTATTAGTCCGAGGCATGATCGCTTAGCAATGGTGACGACTGACGGGGTAGTGATAAAAGAACGTAGAACGCTAGTTGTTACAGTCAACTTCTGTCACTACGCGGGGCGAGGAGTGAGCTGCGACCTCACACAATTAAGTCCCCTCCGTGGTACAGTGTAACTTTACTTGTTTCAACCTGAACTTCGTCAAAGATGGGCAAACGTGGCAACACGGGGATGATGTCTAGGGCGACAGCCTGTCGACAGAGCATCTCAGTGGCCTCTATGACGCCACCAGACCAGCCAGTCCTATGCATGATTAATGACATGAGACCGGGGGAGGCGGTAGGTGCGTGAGCATAACGCTTGGCTGAAAGGGCTGCGGAGAAACGTACGCGCTCCTGAGTGCGCAAATTGCGCTGAACAGCGCGCGACCACTTTGGTCGCATTCTCGGCAACAAGTAACAGATGATGCAATAGCACCACCATCCCAGGATGGGCGTGTCACTGTCGGTGTGGTAATATGACAAAGCTTTAGCCAAGGCAAGCTCATCTAAGCGGCCCTGGGTGCAAGTGACGTGAAATTTGGATAATGCTCGATGTAAGTCGGCGCAATCTTCAATGCGGCCTGACGCGGCGGTATAAAACCTGCCACAAAAAGTGACGTCCTCCAGACAAGTAGATCGAACCACTTTGAGCTTGAAGCCCAGAGCGGTGACATACTTCAGGCATATCTCAACCGAA